ACCCACGACCTCCTGAATGCAAATCAGGCGCTCTCCCAACTGAGCTAATGCCCCTTAATTACAACCGGAAACGCAAATCATAACTTGATGACCTGTAACTGCTATATGGATTGCATTTATGAGTAATGCCGCTCCCAAAATTGTGATATACGTAGCCATTTTGCTTTTCCTTATACTGTTATAATAAATTACTAGAACTAGTATAGCAAATAAAATTAGGTATGTCAAGTATAAAAACGCAACTTTTCTGTTGCTAGGTAAGTTGCCAACCCCGAGCGATTACGCCGCTAGGGCGAAATCCTCATTCACCGCAGTTACTGGCGCAGAAAAATCTACGAAAGTAACGTTGGCTAGTGCATTATCGTTTGCATCTATAACGTTTGTTCGCGATAACCGTGCTTACATCCGGACAATCTCGTTCAACCTTAACAAGCCAATCGATCCTAATTCCACCCCGTCGGGGGTATATTGAATTGGTGGAGTGGCCGGGAATTGCACCCGGGTCTTGCTCTTGTGACATACGTTGCTGTCATCAATTGCAGTGATATTTAGCCTTAAACTGCTACTATTATTCTAAAAGAGATAACTAATGTCAAAGGAAAAACTATGCCAAAAATGAGAACGTTTACTTTCTACGATGGTGAGAACGTAGAAACCAAAGAGTCAACAAGTCTAAAGAAGGCTATAAAATCCTTTCAAGGCGGGACTAAAAGCAAAACTGTCAGAGTAGAATGGGAAGCCAAAAAAGGCGGAGTGTACGAAATGACACAAAGACTACCATTAGGTAGAAGCAAAAAGATAGGAAGATAAGATGGCTGGAATAAAGCAACGAGGGCCTATCTCTGTACAGCATAAAAGAACTGTAGTTAGAGATGGCGAAGAAATAGAAATCAAACCCGTAAGATATTATGGTCCGGGAGCCAACGGTCGTATGTGTGGTGCTTATGCTGACACAGGCGATTTGATATTAGGCTCAGACGGATTACCTAAACCTTTTAAATCAATCTAATTATCTATTGAAGTTATCAGGACGCAACAGGTTACCAGCAATCATTCTGCCCCTGTTATCAACAAGCTCAAATTCTAGTAGCATCTTATTAGAAATGTTAGATATTGAAGCCGCTTCAAAGGCACTGATGTGAACAAAAACATCTTGTCCGCCATCTTCGGGAGTTATAAATCCGTAACCTTTTTTTGCGTCAAACCATTTCAGTTTGCCAACGATTCTCTCACTCATATTTTTCTTTATTATCCTTCGTGATTATGTTACTAAAGTTAACAATTTGTACTAGAGTATTTATGATTTGTTTACTATAATTATGTGCATACAAATATAGCATGAGGTTGATGTCATGCTATAAATGTATTTCTAGAAATTATAAAGAGTTTTTCTTTTCTTGGATTTCTGCTCTTCTTGACTTTGCAAGTTTACCCATATTTCCTAAGGCTTTTCTTGCTCTTGCCGCCGCCGCTTTTACGTTTTTTGATTCGAAAGATTCTGACTCTTTCATATAGTTTTCGTACTCGGCTACGATCTGTTCATGAATTGTTGACATAATATTATCTCCTATATTCTTAATTAATTATTGTAATTTACGTTTATACGTTGTAAATATGGCTTGTAGATACCTTAATTGGCGAAATTATCCAGCAAACACGTTGGGAGAACCTGCCGCAACCGAAGTACATCCTGCTATTGCGTCTCCAACCCTGCCCGTTCCTACGTTATTGGTTTTAACTGTTACCGATCCTGTAGCAATTGGTGCCGAATGTGGTGGACATGGTACACCTGGTAATAGATGTGTAGTGTTTACATCACCCTGTCTTGAAACTGGAATGTTGTTAGCAAATACATTTGGAGAACCAACTGCTCTTGTCATTCCACTACAATGTGCAACGTCGGCATCACCTACTCTAGTTACTGCTGGCATATGATCTCTCCCTCTTTACTAATTCTTGTAACCTTGAATTCCACTGTTCTATCTCTTCATGCTGTTCAGCAGTATGTGGTTCTGGTGGAACTTCTGGTACAAATTTTATTATATGGTCAAACTCATTTGGTATAGAATCAAAGTCTGTATATGTGACTAACTTACCTTTGTCCTTTATAACAAATTCGTGCATACTAATATTTATGTAAGATTATTTGCGAACTAGGTCTGCCATACCAGCTGGTGCTTGTACAATGTTACTTGTCTGCTTGGTATATGCGTCTGCAAATTCTGGTCTTGTCTTGTGTACTAAAGTAATTGCTTGATGCTTAATTGTATATGATTTACCCATATCAGCAGTAAACAAAAACTGTTGTAAGCCAATACCTTTTTCACTAGCAACTAGTGTCAATGGTTTGTTTACCTTAATGCTCTTGTCGTCGTCTGCTTCAAACTTACCTACAAGTTCTTCACCTGATGTAAGTTTTATAGTTACGACATCTCCTACTTTGTATGCTGGTTCAATTAACATAATTTCTCCTAGTGGTTATGGTTCATTCCGTGTTGTTCCATATGTTCTACTAATTGTTCATACCCTCCTACATACTTACCGTGTAGTATAATCTGCGGAGCAGTTCTTGGCATAGGTAATCCATTAACTTCAAACTCTTTCATAAGAGTTTCAACTTGGATATCCTTTCCAATTACACTTTCAGTATAAGGAATCTTCTTGTTATCTAATAGCATCTTTGCTTTTACACAAGAAGGACAATTAGGTTTAGAATAGACAACGGTAGTGCTAGGAGTAGCTTCTCTTGTTTCCATTATAATTTAAATCCTTTGAGTGAGTCTGTGTTTACGTCTTGTTTGATACCACCAACAATATAACTTTCAACTTCTGTTTCCTGTGGTGCTACCTGTAACCCTGATGAACTTAACCAGTGTTGTGTCCATGGTAGGGGATTCTGTGTTGAAGGAGTATCAAAGATTGGTTTGTATCCTAATGCTTTTAATCTCTTGTTAGCAATAAACTCTACATAGTTTCCTAACAGTCTTTCATTAAGTCCAATGATTGATCCATCTTTCATTAAATGATGTGCCCACGCCTTTTCTTCTTCAACGCAAGTTTTCCACATCTCATAAACTTCTGCTTCACACTCTTTGGCAATAGCTTGGAACTCTTTATCGTCCTCACCACGCATCCAATTCTTTAAAATGTGTGTGCTTAATGCAAGGTGTTGGCTTTCATCTCTAGCAATCAAGCTAATAATTTTTGCACTACCTTCCATAAGTTTTAATTCACCAAAAGCAAACGTACACGCAAATGAAACATAAAAACGTAATCCTTCTAAGATGTTTACGTTCATCATTGCTAAGAATAGTTTCTTCTTAACATCTCTCATTGTGCCTTTCTTTAAGTGTATAAACTTATCTGCGGATTCTGTAAACGCATCATAGTTTTTAGTTACACTAATTGCACGTTCAATAATTTTATCATCTTCTAAGATAGTATCTAATACTTCACTTGGATCTGCATACACGTTTTTCATGATGTGTGTATATGAACGACTGTGAATAGTTTCAAAGAAATCCCAAGTAACAATACAACCTTCTAGTTCAGGAATACTTACGTGTGGTAAGAAAGCTAAACATGGTCCTCTACCTTGTACACTATCAAGTAGTGTTTGATATTTTAAGTTAGCAGTAAAGATATGTTTCTGTTCCGGACGGAAGTTCGCATAATCACTTCTGTCTTTTTGTAAGCTAACCTCTTCTGGTCTCCAAAAATAACCTAACATTGTTTGATTTAATTTATCAAACACAGGGAACTTAAACACATCATATCTTTGTGTGTTTTGATCCGGTCCAAAGAACATCGTTGACTTTGTAAAGTCTACTTTCTCTCTATTAAATACTGTCTTCGCCACTGCTTTACCTTTCTATATAGCACAACTATCACAAACTTCTTCGTCCTCTAGTGGGTTACCATCAGGTAGTCCAACTTGTGGTTCAAAAGTGTTTGTAGTCTCTGTCTTAATTTCCTCTTCACTTGGATCACTCTTGAAATCATAAGTGTTCTGATAGTATGATGTTTTCCATCCATACTTATATGTTGTTAACATATCTTGTAACATAACACTCATTGGAACTTCATTGTTCTCAAAGTGAGTTGGATTGTACGACCAATTACCACTAATGGCTTGATCAAAAAACTTCTGCATTACTGCAACGATATTTATGTAACCTTCGTTGCTTGGCATATCCCATAACAAAGTATAGTTATTCTTTAACGTAGTATACTGCGGAACAATCTGCTTAAGAGGCCCTTTTTTCGACTTCTTAACGGACAAGAACCCTCTAGGTGGCTCAATTCCGTTTGTGGCATTTGACACAATAGAACTGCTCTCTGATGGCATTTGTGCGGACAACGTTGAGTGACGTAACCCATGCTCTCGTATATCCTTGCGAAGAGAATCCCAGTCATATTTTAATGTGATTGCACAAACCTCGTCCAACTCCTTTTTGTAAGTATCGATCGGAAGTATACCGTCACTGTATTTAGTGCGTTCAAAGTATTCGCACTTACCTTTTTCTCTTGCTAATTCATTACTTGCTACTAACAAATAGTATTGGAATGCTTCTGATAGCTCATGTACTTTTGTAAGTGCTTTCTTATCGTTGTACTTGCAACCTTGCTTTGCTAGATAGTGTGCAAGTCCAATGTATCCTACTCCTAGTGAACGTCTTGCTTTGGTACTAACCTCTGCGGCTTTCACCGGATACTTCTGGTAATCAATTACTTCGTCTAAAGCTCTTACAGCCAAGTTACATAAGTCTTGTAATTCTTCTAAGTCTTTTAGTGTACCTACATTGATTGCACTTAAAATACATAAAGCAATTTCGCCTTCTGGATCATCAATGTGTTGCAAAGGTTTTGTAGGTAATGTAATCTCTTGACATAAGTTACTCATGTAAACTGTATCTTTAAAAGAACTGTGTGTATTAGCATGATCAACGTTCATAATATAGATACGTCCTGTTTCAGCTCTCTCTTTAATTAGAGCAGAAAATAATTCCATTGCTTTAACCTTACGTTTTCTTAATGAAGTTTTACGTTCATACTTTTCGTATAGTTCTTCAAACAGTTTTTGATCTGAATAAAATGCTTCATATAAATCTGGTACGTCATGAGGTGAAAAAAGAGTTATGTCGGAGTCTTTCAAAAGTCTCTCATACATTAGTTTATTAAGTTGAATTGAATAATCTAATCTACGTACTCTATTATCCTCAGTACCTTTGTTATTTTTTAATACTAGGATATCATCTATCTCATAATGCCAAATAGGGAAGTGTGTAGTTGCATTACCTCCACGTACACCATTCTGTGTACAACATCTTACAGTTGATTCGAATTTCTTTAGAAACGGAATCAATCCTGTGTGTGCTACCTCGCCACCTCTAATCTTAGAGTTGATTGCTCTAATACGTCCTGCATTAATTCCTATCCCTGCTCTTTGTGCCGTGTATCTTCCAATAGCCATATCGCTTGAGAAAATACTATCAAGGGTATCATCACTATCAACAAGAACACACGAAGCAAACTGTCTAAGAGGTGTGCGTACACCGGCCATGATTGGCGTTGGGATATTGATTTTAAAAAGTGAGGTCGCATCGTAATATCTCCTTACATAATTCATACGTGATTCTTTAGGATAGTCAGCAAACAAAGTTGCCGCAATCATCATGTACATTACTTGTGGTGATTCATATATCTCTCCTGTGCTTCTATCTTGCACAAGATATTTGTCTACAATCTGTCTTAGCCCTGCGTAAGTAAAGTTTTCATCTCTACCATGTTTAATATATTTGTTTAGTTGTTTTAATTCTGTTTCAGTGTACTTGTCTTTGATTGACGGATCATATACACCCTGTTTAATGTTTCTATCTATAATCTTCAATAATGGTACTGAATTGTATTGACCAAATGTTTCTTTGTATATAGGATACAATAACAACCTTGCCGCGGCATATTGATAGTTAGGATTTTCCAACGAGATCAAATCGTTGGCGCTTTTAATTAAAATTTCTTGTATTTCTTCTGTGGACATTCCATCATAGAATTGAATGTTTGCTGTCATCTCAATCTGTGACGCACTTGTTCCTGTTAAGCCTTCGGTGGCTTCTTCAACAACAAAGTGGATTTTGTTAATGTCCAGGGGCTCTACTGAGCCGTCGCGTTTTTTGATGTGTATACCGACGCCATTTGACATTCTCTATTGCTCCTGTTAATTTTTAATTCACTAATTCGTAATGATAAAGTATTTATTGTAACGTCGGCATCTTATAAATGCGTTGTGAAACAAAATGTGTGGGTAATTCAGTCTTTTGAACAACCTCATTATATTTGTAACATAATACACTATTGTTAATGCAAACAGGATAACATAATTCCTCATTACTGTAGTCCATAACTATATGTATCTCGAACTCACTCCGAGAAAACCTATTAGTTAATTGTAAAGTGTAACACACTCCGAGGCTGTTTGTCAAGTCGCAAATGCTGTTTTGAGCAAGAAGTTCCCATGGAGTGGGCCAAGTGCTTTGGTCCCAGGGGTCAACACCTAACTTACTTCTTGGAATCTTGTTGTAATAATCAATTACATCTTGGAAGGGATTGAGACTTACCTCTAGTTGTTCTCTAAACTTGGTCCAATTAACGAGCTTTATCTCGTAATCTTTGTTTGGCATATTAAGTTTTGTAATGTACTTTGAATAATATGTCACCTGTGTCACTCGTTGTCGTGTTCTTCATTGAAACAACCAGTGTATCATTTGTCCCATCAGTGTTCTCATCTGTTAGAGAAACACTAAACTCTATGTTATATTCATATGCACTAGCACCTAGGTATGTAAAGTCGTCAGTTACTTTAGATGTGTTGTCGTTAAGATTAACAAGTACATCTAAATGTCCTTCTCTTACTGCATTTACCTGTGAGCTTTTGTATATGTAATCTACAACTATGTTTCTAGTAGCATAGCCTGGAAATTTTAATACTCTAACTGCGGAGTTTTGTTGTGTTACAGGGAACCTATAACTAAATTCTAAATCAAATACTCCTGGTCCTTCAACTTCTGGAACATATCTATACCCTGACATAAAGTTTTGATCATAGCTTAAATTAGCAGTTCTATCAAACCAGTCATTGCTAGATGAGTTAGAAAGAGCAGTACCATCTGTAAACTTAATAATACTATAAACAGCATTACCTTCAGTACCGCCATTGTTACCTACACTAATATATTTGTTATTAAGTGAGGAATTAAATTGTCCTTTGTTTACCCATATTGCTTGTCTATCAATATCGTGAAACTCTGAATTGTGTACAATATTTCTTTGTGGACCTGTAGCCATTCCTACTTGACCAATGCTTGTATTTTCACCATACACAAATCCGTATCTTAATGTATCAAACTCACAAGTGTCAAATGTATTTTCAATAACATCAAAGTCTGAAACTACTGCACTTGCAAATCCTTTTATAAGGATGTCTTTAAATCTGTTTCTGTTACAGGATACTGCCGTTGATAAACTGTTCATTCTAATACCAACTTGATTAGATCCTGGTGTTGCTCCACTAGTCCATGTACCTGTAATTTTTAAATCTTCAAATGTACTTTCCTTACAAGAAGTAAGTAAAAGTCCTGTGTTTGTAGTATTTTGTATTAAAGTTAAACCTTTTAATGTAATTTTATTAGCTTGGTTCAATGTTGTGCTTGAACTGTCTTGTGCATAACTTCCAGGTGTTGATCCTGAGTTAACTGTTTCAAATACTGCCGCGTTAGCACCTTGTGTAATTTTAACCTTATCACTTCCTGCACCAACGATAGTTGCGTAAGGCGGAAGTTTTAAACTTGCACTCAATAAGTATTCACCTGCTGGTATTGTTAATGTAACTCTACTTGCAGTTGATCCTTTAGTTGCACTATTAAGGTATAATTGGTCAATAGCTCTTTGTAAAACTACTGTTTGATCTGAACCGTCACCAGTTGCACCATAAGACTTAACACTTACTTGCTCATCTAATACTTCTTGTAATGTTCTAGCAGTAGGCAACATAGCAGTTGCACCTGTCTGCATTGTAGAAACTTCTTTTTGATAAGTGTATTGATCTGCGAAACTGAATAAGTTATCGTATTGTGTTAAAATCTTTGTATTACCTACAGCCGGAGATCCTTCTGATACTGAACCATTACCTATAAACAGTTCACGAGTATCAACCGCCCAACCAAACTCACCACCTGCTAATTGTGGTACACCTGATCCAACGTTCTTTTGACCTCTACGTACTTGTATTCTTGAAATTTGTACTATTGCCACTTACTTGCTCCTTATACATTGTATTTATGCGAAACGGTCATAGTACATATACACACGATCCCACCATTTTGACTCCCAAGACTTAAAATCTTCAGGCCATAGGTCAAATTGCTGATATTGTCCGTCACGAGAACACATAAAAACGTGGCCTTCTTGTATGTTAGTTCCGTATATCTCGTTGTGGGCTAGTGCATAGGCAGTTAATTGTAGTTTATAATCATCTACCCATTCTTCCTTTTTAGGCTTATTAGTTTGTTTGAAGTCCATGATACATTCTTCGCCTTTAAAGACGCCTACGAGGTCTGTAGTGCCGGCGTAAATCTTCGGGTGGTATAAAGCTACCTCAGAACCCCATATTTCGTTAATATTAGCTAATGCGTGGTCTTTAATCTGTGTAGCCATGTTATTAGCTTGTTGGCTATATGGGTTACTTCCTGCTTTAGGCCATTCACCTGTATCAATATAATCTTCTAAAAATTTGTGCATACGAGTACCAACACTCGCGGCCTCTGTAACAATTTCCTGTGCTTTCTTTTCACCTACTCTTTTACGCCATTCTATAAGAGCAGTTTTGTCTTTGGTCTTGTCAAGTATAGTTGTTACACTTGCAACACTATTGCCATCAGGACAAGCATATAATCGTCTGCCTTCTTTAGACTCTTTCTTTATTTCTTCGTAGTTAAACTTCTTTTTTATTAGGCTCATTAGGCTCGCTCCATTTGGCTTTGTAATTAATAACTAGACAACGTCTATCATGTTTGTAAGGATAGGTTGCATGATTAACGTTTCCATTCATAATTATAGTCTTGCCTGGACTAGGTGGAAACTCATGAAACTCTATTTGTGTATTAGGGTGTGCCATCATTGTTACAAGACATCCGTCTTGTGTAAACATTTCATCTTCTTTCTTGTTATCAAAATACATAACAGTACTAATCAAGTTTTCCTTGTTTGTATGATTGTGTATGCCTTGATAACCATATGGGTTATATGTAATAAACCAAGATTGATCTGCACTAATGCTTTCTATTGGAATGTTCTGTCCTTGTACTTTTTCTAGTACCCACTTTTCATAACCAAGTGGAATGTTTTTTAAATCTATACTGTTCTGTGTTCTATCTGGATACTCTGTTGTTTCAGTAAAACTTCTTAGCATTATATGAAGCAGGTTCTCCCATTCAGGGTATTCTGTTTCTATAATAAATTGTCCTGATGCAAAGTAATTATTATCCATGATTCATTCCTGGAGGTACATCAGGGTTGAGTGTATGTATTAGTCCAGGTATCTCTTCGTCCGGATCAAAGTATTCAAAGTCAAAGTCTACAACAAATGTTCTACGTGGTGCCTTTGCAGGATAAACTCCGTGCCACACCCTGCCGTCTAGGATAACAGTTCTACCTGGGTAAGGTCCAAACTGTGTCATAAGTTGTGTGCCATCTGGGTTAGGCATTAGAGTATATAACATACCATTGTCAGCAGACTGTTCGTTAGTTCCTGTGGTAGGTTGTGAGTCCATGGCCATTACCATACTAATACATAATGGTCCGTGATTGTGTATTGCCTGATAGCCACCATCATTATAATCTACACACCAACACTTGCTAACCTTAATACTTTTAATAGGTACCATGTTACGTCTAATCTGTTTCATTACCCAGTTCAACAACTTGTCCCAATTGATCTTATCAAACTTGTTTTGATCAATAGGTGGAAAGTTAGATCCTGGATTTGCTTTGTTTACATCAAACTCTGTTTCGTTTAATGTTTTAGAACTAGGAAAGCCTTTTTGTTCTGGTGTGTCTGGATTCATCTTATCCGAACGTACTACACTAC